ATTCCTGCTGGTGCGCCCGCGCAGCGGCAGGGACAGCGAGCAGAGTGCACAGCAGGACGCAACCGAGGTCATCGAGATCATCCTCGGCGTCTACAGCGACGACGACGACGGCTGGCTCGACCTCCTGATCTTGATCCAGGCCATCCGCGCCGATCTCGCCGCGCAGCCGGCGATCAGCGGCACCGCGTTCGAGCACACCGGGCCGCTGACCTGGGACATCCCCGAGGAGCAGACGCGCCCCCAGTGGATCGGCCGCGTCACCACCAACTGGACGATCCCGCGGGCGCGCAGGGTCGAAGCGTTGAACCCGCAGGAGGGCTGACCATGGGGCACGGCGTTTCCATCACGGAGCAGTCGACCGGCGTCAAGCCGCCGGTCAGCGTCTCGCCCGGGCTTCCGGTCTACGTGGGCACGGCGCCGATCAACTCGGTCGACCTCACCAACGTGAACAAGCCGAAGGTGGCGAACACGCTGGCCGAGTTCGAGGCCGCGTTCGGCGCGCTCTCCGACGACTTCGACAGCTGGACCCTGCATGAGGCGGCGAAGGCGCACTTCTCGGTCTACTCGGTGGCGCCGATCGTCTGCATCAACTTGCTCGACCCGGAGAACCCGGCCCACGTCGCGAGCGCGACCGGCGAGTCGCACCAGCTCGTGAAGGGCTCGGTGCAGCTGCAGGTCTACGGCGGCCCGGACGCGCCGCTCCTCGGCATCCTCAAGGCCTCGGTGGTGGTGAAGTATGCCGCCGTCGCGAAGACGCTCGGCACCGACTACACCCTCGCCTTCGACGCCGACGGCTTCCTGGTGGTGACCCGCGTCTCGACCGGCAGCATCCCCGCCGACGACTCGGTGATCACCGCCGACTTCGACTACCTGGACCCGTCGGCCGTCACCTCCGACGACGTGATCGGCGGCTATTCGGCCGGAACCTACACCGGGATCGAGGTGATCGAGCAGGTCTACCCGGCGCTGCGCCTCGTGCCGGGATTCCTGCTTGCACCGAAGTACAGCTCGATCCCCGAGGTAGCCGCCCGCCTGCAGGTGAAGGCCGCATCGATCGACGGCTCGTTCCGGGCGATGGCGCTCACCGACCTGTCGACCGACCCGGGCGACATCGCCACCTACGCCGATGCTCCGGCGTGGAAGACCGACAACGGATTCACCGCCGTCGACTCGGCCCCCTGCTGGCCGAAGTTCAAGAACGGCAGCGACGTGTACCACCTCTCCACCATCGTCGCCTGCATCGCCAACGTGACCGACGCGGCGCACGCGGGGATCCCGTTCGCCTCGCCGAGCAACAAGGCGGCGATCGGGACCTCGGCCGTGCTCGATGACGGGACCGAGGTGCTCCTCACTCGCCCGCAGGCGAACACGCTGAACGACCAGGGCATCGTGACGGTGCTGAACGGCTTCAACGGCTGGAAGCTGTGGGGCAACCGGACGGGCGCCTACCCGGGCGACACCGACCCGAAGGACGCCTTCATCCCGATCCGGCGCATGTTCAACTGGATCGAGAACACGATCATTCTCACCACCGACCAGAACGTCGACGAGCCCGGCAACCGGCGCCTCATCGACAGCGTCAACGGCACGATCCAGAGCTTCCTGAATGGCCTCGTGGCCGCCCAGGCGCTCGTGGCCGGCACCATCGAGTTCCGCACCGACGAGAACCCGGTGACCGATCTGTCGGACGGCAAGATCCGGTGGCACGTCACCCTGACCCCGCCGTCGCCCGGTCAGGAGTTGGACTTCATCGTCGAGTACGACCCGTCGGCGCTGTCGGCGCTCTTCACCTAGCAGCTAGGCGGGAGGCCGCAGGAGGAGGACCACCGTGATCCAGATCCCCGAGAGGCTGATCAATTTCCGGGTCTACGCCGGCCCGACGTCGCTCGACCAGGTCGGGATGACCGACGTCGAGCTGCCGAACTTCGACCTGATGACCGAGTCGATCTCGGGCGCAGGCATCGCCGGCGAGTACGACTCCGTCGTGCTCGGCCACTTCAAGTCGATGGCGGTCAAGCTCAAGTGGGCCTCGGTGACCGCGCTCGCGACGCAGCTCCTGATCCCGGTGCAGCAGACGCTCGACATCCGTGGCTCCGTGCAGCTGCAGGACCCCGCGCTCGGCTCGCTCGTGACTCAGGCGCTGCGGATCGAGTGCCGTGGGCAGCTGAAGAACCTCGGGCTCGGTAAGTTCGAGCCGGGGAAGCGCATGGACGCGGTGACCGAGATCGAGTGCGCGGTCCTGCGCGTCTTTCTCGACGGCGTGTCGCTGGTCGAGGTCGACAAGTTCAACATGAGCTTCAAGGTCAACGGCTTCGACTACCTGCAGCAGGTGCGGGTGGACATGGGCGGGATCTAGTGGACGTCCTGCTCTCGAGGCCCCTGATCGTCGATGGGAAGAAGCTCTCGAAGACGATCACGGTGCAGCCGGAGATCCCCGCCGCCGGCGAGCAGCCCGCGGTGGCGGCGGTCCTGCAGGAGGCGCTCTCCCTCGACCTCGAGGCGCTGACCGGCAAGGACATCGACCTCTGCGTGAACCTCGCGCAGATGGCGAAGGGCGACAGCGTGCGCGTCCTCGTGACCGATCTCGAGTTCCACATCCAGCTGGCGGCGCGGGCCTCGGGCATCGACGCCGCGCAGCTCAAGAAGCTCCCCGCGCGTGACTACGTGGAGGTGGCGACGAGCATCCAGGCTTTTTTGACGGGCTCGGCCTGACCGCGGCGACCGCCGCGACGACGGTCCGAGCCCTTGCCGCGAGGCTGTCCATGCACACCTACACGCCGATCCCCTACTGGCTGTCGCTCCCGTGGCGGGAGGCGTGCGCGTGGGCGGAGACGGTCGTGCAGGTCCTGGCGGACCAACGCGCGGCGGCGGAGCGGTAGATGAGCCGCACGTACGAAACGGCCATAAAAATCGGCGCCGCGATCTCGAAGGCGTTCAAGGCCGACACGTACTCGGCGGCGGCGGCGCTGACGCGACTCGGGACCGAGGCGAAGAAGCTCAAGGCGGCCGACCAGGCGACCGAGAGCTTCGGGCGGCTGCAGGCGCAGCTGGCGAGCTCCAAGGCGAAGCTGGACGCAGCGAGCGAAGCCCTGCAGCGCCTGAAGGCAGCGGAACTGGCGGCGGGTGGCGCCACCAAGGAGTCGACCCGCTGGACGAAGGCGGGGGAGTCGGCGGTCAAGGCGGCGTCGAAGGAGTTCGACCGGGCGAGCGCGGCGGTGGGGCGGAACGCCGCGGCGCTGCACGCCGCCGGCGTGAACACCGCGCACCTGGTGCTCGAGCAGGATCGCCTGGCCGCCTCACTCCGAGCGAGCGAGCGCGGGAGCAAGGCCCTCGAGCGCCTGGGCGGGCTACGGGGCAGCGTAGGCGCCCTGGGAGGCAACCTGCGGTCGGTCGGCAACGACGTCCTGCGCCTGACCGGCCTCGGCGTCGCGGCAGCCACCGCCCTTGGCGCCCTGGCGGCGAAGACCATCCGGGCCGGCGACGAGATCGGCGACACGGCCGACAAGCTCGGGATCGGGTCCACGGCCCTGCAGGAGCTGCGCTACGGCGCGCTCCAATCGGGCGCCGAGACCGAGGCCCTCGACCGGGGGCTCGCCAAGTTAGCGATTAGCCTGGGGAAGGTAGCCGCCGCCCGGAATAAGGGCGGGGCGGCAAGCGGCCTGGTCGGCAACGTGGGCGAGATTCAGATCTTGGGGAATGCTGGTGCCGGGGCAGGTGCCGGCAAGGGCGCCCTGGCCGACCCGTTCAAGCACATCGGCTTGAGCGTCAAGGAGCTGGTCGCGCTCAAGCCCGAGCAGCAGGTCGGGAAGATCGCCGACGGCCTCCTCACCCTGAAGACCCATGCCGACCGCGCCGCAACGGCGCAGGCGATCTTCGGCAAGGGGGCGACCGCGATTCTGCCGTTCCTCGAGGAGGGATCGGCTGGCATCGACCGCATGTCGAAGGCCGGCCATCGCTTCGGCGGGATCCTGGGGGAGGAGGCGGTCAAGGCAGCCGATCTCGCCGACAAGTCCCTGAAGAACGCCGAGCTCGCGTTCGCCGGCGTGAGCAACACGCTTGGCGCGGCGCTCTTGCCCTCCGCGGTGAAGGCACTCGACGGCTTCTCCAACCTGGTCGCGGAGAACCGCGGCGAGATCAAGAAGTGGGCGGAGCAGGCGGCTGTCTGGATCGAGAAGAGGGCGATCCCGTCCCTCCTCCACATCGGCCGCGAGGCAAAGACGCTCGGCGAGAAGGTGATCGGGCTGGTCCAGAAGGGCGCGAGCCTCGTCGGTGGCTTCAAGAATCTCGCGATTGTCGTCGGCGCGCTTCGCCTCGCTCCGCTGGCCTACTCCATCGGGAGCGTGGGGGTGAACGCGGTCAAGGCGGCGATCGCTGTCGGGCGCTACGTAGCGGCGAAGTGGTCAGCTGTCGCCGCGACGAAGGCGCTGAACGCCGCCGAGGGCGCCGGCATCCCGGGATCGCCCGGCGCTGCAGGGAGGGCGATCGGACTCGCCGCGAATGCGGCGATGGTGGCCGGAGCGGCGGTGGTCGGCTGGGAGATCGGCACCAAGATCGACGAGGCGCTGAAGATCTCGCAGAAGACGGGCGGCAAGCTCGGCGAGACCGGCCTCGAGACGAACGCCGAGGCGGACGAAACCCTCCGTCGCGTGGCGGGCGTCGCCGGGCTCGGCGCGCTGGCCGAGGGCTTCATCGGTCTTCGCAAGCGTGACCTGGCCGCACGGAACGCCGAGCTCGACCGCGCCGCGACGCAGCGCGGCTCTGGCGGAACCGTGGCGATCGGCCAGGTCCACGTGCACGTTCCCGCCGGCGGGGAGATTGGGCACACGGCGACGGCTAAGAAGCACGCCGAGCACACCGTGCGGCACCTCGCCGAGCGCCTGAAGCAGCGGGCCGGAAACGACCGGAGGCTCGCTTTTGAGTAGCAAATACACCACAGTGAGCGGCGATACCTGGGACGGTGTCGCGTTCAAGGCGATGGGCGCCGAGCGCTTCATGGCCGACATGCTCGACGCCAACCCGCTGCAGGGCTGGGTGGCGCGCTTCGACGCCGGCGTGGTGCTCACCGTGCCCCCGCTGCCCGATCCGGTGCTCCCGGCGAGCCTGCCCCCGTG